GAGTTCCTCCAACGAGAACATCGACATCTGAGACATTTGTCCACTCCTTAAATTTGGTCATGTCGCCCACATTGGGCGTGTTTGGGTAATGGTGAGAAAGCACCTCTGATGGAAACTTTTCTATTTCAGAGTAAGCCGCTGCTTCCCACCCAAGCGGATGCCAAGCAACAGTTGCGGCCTCAATGCCAGAGCAAACGGATAAATATCTCATCCCACCACCCGCGCATTCCAAACCTGGCGCATCTCAGTAATCAAAGGATCACCACCAGCACAAGCCTCGGCATTAGCCAGCAGTTCCGTGCTACCCCAAACGCCCTCTTGCGCTGGGTCGCCGTTTGCCATGTTCACGCCATTGATCTCATAGACAGCAGTCCACTCGTCCGGCCCGTCCTTGCGTTGCCACGGCACTAGGTCGGGGTGCAGAACATGGCTCTCGCAACCCTTGTGCTGTGCGTCCACGGGTATCACATCGTTCCATTTCGCGCAGTGCCATGTGCTATCAGGCATTGGCGTGGCGTTAGCACAGGTGCGGCAATTGACATGCTTGGTGGTCTTAGTTTCGTGGCAGAACTTGTACGCATCGCAGAACTTGCACTGAAACCAGCTTGGGTCAGTGCTGATCGGCTCTGGCATACGCTCGGCCAGTGCAATGTAGTGACCTCGACGCACCGCTTTCTCTGAGACTTCCTTGTCAAACTTCACGCGCTCAGTGTGGATGCGGTCATCGTCCTTGCAGATGGCAACATACAGCGCACGGTCAATGCCAGTGCCTTGCATGTAAACTTGCATCTGGGTGAAATGTTCTGGCTTGGCTTTCTCTACGCCATCTTTGACCAGCGCATCAAAAGACTTCTTAGAGTGCGTCTTGAACTCGGCCACATGCTTGGCTTTTGGGGCTTCCGGCACGCCCTTGTCAATGATGGCATCTAAGCTGCCAGAGACATGGCTTCCAAAGTCAACTCGGTGCTGTGCAGATACCTTGCGAACATCCAAACCGATGGCACGCAAGTCGCTGATGATGGTGGCTTCTTCGTTATGCCCCCTGCGGAACAGGCGCAGAATCCGGCCAGGGAACTCAGGCTGCACCGCCCACCGGAACGACAACCAAAGCCAGCGGTCACAAACGTGGCCTAGCGTACTAGCCCCAAGGTGCGGCCTTGGCTTCTCGGACTTTGACTCGTGGTGCTTGTCAACTAAAGCCGCAATGTTATTATCTGACTCGGGAATCTTCATTGGTTCTCTCCTTGATTGATCTTGAACCCCGCACTTTTATCGGTGCGGGGCTTTTTTTTTGCTTACTTCTTCGCCCAAGGTGGTGCAGCCTTGGCAGTTGGGGCTGGTGCTGCTGTAGCGGCTGGCGCTACGCTGCCGGACACTGACTTAAAGCCCCGCACCTCGTTGCTTGCGCCATATTGCGCGTCTTGCTTGATGTCCAGCTTGATGCTGATCTGACCGCCGATTAATTGATCAGTGTCGGCAACCTTAACTAGACCAATCGCACGCATGATCTCGCCAAGTTGCTGGCGTCCAATTTCCTCGGCCTTAGGGTTGGCGTTCTTAATGTTGAGGTTGCCAAACACTACCCGACCTTGGTGGCTCGGGCCGGTGATGTCATAGCGCAACTTGATGTACTGACCATTGCCAGCTTTCGTATCTTTCAACTCGGCTTGGCTGATGGTGCATGTGTACCAACCCACGGGCAGCGGTTCAAAGTTGCCAGCGTTGCCAACTGGCAACTCGTTAACGTCAAAAGTTTCTGTGAGAAAAGCCATGATAATTATTCCTTAATGGTGATTTTGAAAGAGGGACGGCCAGGCTTGGCCGTAATTGCACCAGCCAAATGCTTGGTGATGGATTCGTCTGCTGATTTCCAGAGCGTCAGGTTTAGCTCGGGCTTCCAGCGGAACAAGGTAGCCAGATGCTCGGTCAAGCCCGACTCGGTGGCTAGCATCTGCAACTTCTCCGAGTCAACCTTGCGGTCAATGCGGCCAGAGATTTTGACCACATAGCCATCTGGCTCTGCTGTCTCCGTAGACTCAAACGCTTCAGGCAAGCGCAGTGCTTTGACAATCTGGTCTTCAATCTTGCGGCGCTCGACTACTGTGCGCTCCTCAAGAGTCTTGTAGCGCAACCAGTCTGCGCTTAGGGTTTCTAGGTCGCTCATGCCTTACCCCCAATCTTGGCAATGATTGCCCCCAGATCAGGCGCTTCCCACGCTTCCAGCTTTCCAGACCTGTCCTTTGCCAACCAGAGGCCATCCGAATCGCACATCAGTGCGCGTTGCGTTACGCCCTCGGCATCACGCTCGACTCGCAGTGCCAGTACCTCATCAAAGAAGTATGGCAAGCCTTGGGTGAGGCTCTTGCCTGGCATGCCAGGGTTGTAGAGCATCTTGCCCATCTCGTCCGTGCTTTTTTCCAGCTTGGCCGACATATAAACATGCTTGCCTGGCAAGTCGCGGAACGCACGGATTAACTCTTGCATCGTGGTGTTCATCTCGCCGTAGGCTGCGCGGCCATCTTTGGACTTCTTCATCTCAAAGGCCAGCACCACCTCGGCCACCTCGCTGATTGAGTCCAGCGCCACAGACTGAAAGCCTGATGCCTCTTTAGACTCTTTGCACCATGTAAACGCCTCGCGCAAGTCTTCCATGCTGGTGATCTCGATGTAAGGCAGATCAGCGTCTTGGATAGACAGCAAGCCGCCCTCGGCACTCAACACGATCACATTGGGCAGTGTCTTAACTAACGTGGTCTTGCCTGACCCTGCTGCCCCATACACCAACAACTTAACTCCATTGGCGGTAAGACCACCTGTTGACTTCAGATTGATAGCCATCTTGGCTCTCCTTAATTTTCACCCACTTCAGGAAATCTGTTCTGGGTGCGTTTGCACTGTAGCACACAATTTAAGGTAACATGCAAACATTAAAACAAATTATTTTGATGAAAGAAAAAAACCATGATGACACTTGAGCAAATCCGAGAAGCGCTTTCAGACCGAATGACTGGCAAGGTAGCCGAGGCCACTGGCGTTCACTACAACACCATCAGGCATTTGCGCGACAACCCCAACGCCAACCCTACATATAAGGTGATGCTAGCTCTGTCAACATATCTTGAGAGTCGGAAGGTGACGCATGGCTGACCTCTCAAACATCTTAGGTGGCCCGTGGTCACCACCCCCAGAAAAGCTAGTCGCTCCCCCTGAAGCGCAACTCATTGACGCCATGCGTGCTGCGGGGCTTGAGCCACCAGATCAAATTCACTTCGACGGCAAGATTCACCGCTTTCGCTCAGGCACAAAGGGATCGCCAGGCCACGGCGACAAGCCCGGCTGGTATTTGGTCTTTGGCGATGGCATCCCCGCTGGCCGCTTTGGGTGCTGGCGTGCGGGTATGGAGCAGACTTGGCGTGCAGATATAGGCCGAAAACTAAGCCAAACCGAGGAAATGTCACATGCCATGCGCTTGGCAGAGGCCAAAGCCTTGCGGGACGCCGCCATCGAGCGCCAACATCAAGTCGCCAGTGAGACAGTTGAGAAAATATGGACAGGCGCACAGGCAGCGCTTGCAGATCACCCCTACCTAGCCAAAAAGGGTATCGGCGTTCATGGCGCTAGGGCTACAGGCGATGGCCGCTTGGTTGTCCCCCTGTACGATGCAGACGGCTCATTGTCTAGCTTGCAGTACATAGACCACGAAGGCGGCAAGCTGTATCACTCCGGCGGTCAAACCGGCGGCAAATTCTGGCAGATAGGCTCACTAGATGAGCCTGGCACGCTTTATGTCGCCGAAGGCTTTGCCACTGCCGCCACCATTCATGAAACCACCAATCGCCCCGTGGTTGTAGCCTACAGCGCAAGCAACCTAGTGCCAGTGACCGGCTCATTGCGAGAAAAGCACGGCCCAACTCAGGAAATTGTGGTTGTGGCCGATAACGATGCCTCTGGCGTAGGCCAGCGCTATGCCGAGCAAGCCAGTGCCAAATACGGCGCACGCATGGTTATGCCCCCGATTCTCGGTGATGCCAACGATTATGTCCAAGCTGGGCATGATCTAGCTAGCCTTTTAGTGCCATCAGTGACCGACTGGCTCGTCCCCGCTGACGAATTCTCCTCCCAACCTAGCCCCATTTCATGGCTGGTCAAGCGTTGGGTGCAAGAGCAAGCCCTCGTAATGGTTCACGGCCCATCAGGTGGCGGCAAGACCTTTGTGGTGCTGGACTGGTGCTTGCGAATCGCCAGCGCCACCCCCGAATGGTGCGGAA